TTAGCTTTTTCAATGTGCTGTTTAAATCGATCTGTAACTGCCATACGATAGCTTACTCCGCCGCTGTCTTCTTTTTTAGTACAGGTTAAACAGCCGTTTGGTATTTCATTTTTTAAAAAACTTCTACGCATTGATTTCATATGGCGGTTATTCCATATTTCTTCAAGGGTAGAGTCTTTTAAGTTTCCAAACTCTTCTCCAAGATACGCACAGCAGGGCTTGACACGCCCGTTAGGCTCTGTATTAAGATGTATCCACGGTACTATGCAAAAGTTATCTTTACTCATATTGTATTAAACCATTCTGTAAATTCTGTTGGAAACACTGTAGACAGATTAACATTTTTTCTATCAGCGTATTGACGTGTAAAACTTTTTAAATCGTGTTGTTTATTTTCTTGACTATCTGTATCTTCTTGACTTCTATTAACGTTACGAAGATATGCTATAATTCTTTCTATTTGATTAGTTTCGGAAGAACTAAGTCCAACAGCAGTACTTAGCCAAGTTTGAATTTTATCTGCTTGTGCTTGTTTTAGATCTTCGGGCAAGACATTTAAATTTTGAAAACTAGGAAATCGAACTAGATTAAGACTCATATGAAATTGATGCCCGTTAAACTTTTTTCGTAATTCTAATATATCTGTCATAAACTCTGTTATCGACCAAATACTCAATGCACTGATGGTCATCATTACGTGTATCATGCTGTATTGACCTTCGTTGGCAAATCGAATTAAATTGTTTCTCCACAAGTCATAATCCAATCCCCATCTAATAAATTCTGCATGAGCGCCATATCCCTCTCCGCTAGTATACAAATCAAATTTCTTAAATTTTTTACTAGCAGAAATAAGTTGATTTAATTTTACTTCATCCATTATGAGATTGCTGTTAACAGCAAAATCAAAATTTGTATCTTGACATTCGTCTAACAGTTTCCAAAACCAAGGACTGCGTGTAGGCTCACCACCAGTGATCCGTAGTTCTTGCAAATTGGTTTTAAGACTACCATGAAACCATTTAAAAAATGCCTCAATGTAAGGGTTATTTTCGTTTTTGATGCCGTAGGGCAATGCGAGATCTCCTGCGTTTTGAAATGCTCCGCCGCCGGTTGTTTTTAAATCTGCATAAGGGCCATTAACTTTAATATCGCTAGCCCATGTGGTACTAAATTCTGAATTGCAATAAGTACAACTTAGATTACACAAATTGTCAAAACTAATTTCTAATGTCTTAGGATCAATATCTGCCTGAGGATCTAGTTTAGATAATTGCAGTATTTCAGTTTCCTGATAAATTCGAGTTTTATATACGCGATCACTATAGATATTAGGCTCGGCGTTGTCCTCAACTGTCCAACAATAGGCGCATTCGTCACTGCGTTTGCCTGTTAACATTTCCAATCTTCGATCTTTTTTGAAAGCAGTGTTGTGTAATGCACTAGGATTTTTCATAATCTCAGATACCAAAATGCTATGAGCTGGTGGCAAATGACAGCTTGCAGTTCTTCCGTTGCCTAACCATATTGTAGCATTATACCACTTGGCTGCACAAAAACTAGGGCTAATTTCATTTATGATTTCGATTGTTCGTTTTATGTTTGTTGGCATAATTGATAAAATTCTGTTAGAGTTGGAAATGTTTTGTTAAAGTCTGTGTTGCGTCTTTGATCATATTCAGTAATAAATGCAGCAAAATCTTTTCTTAATTGTGTTTGGTTGGCATCAGTAACATTCATATAATCGATCATACGCTTTAATTGATCAACTTCAGAAAATGTTAAGGTAGCATATCCGTCCCAAACTCCTCTTTCTTTGATTAAATTTTCTACATCTTTTGTAAATAAATCTTTGTTTTTTTGATCTAACAAAGTTAATGATAAAAATTCAGGATAGCGTAAAAAATTAGTCATGAACTGTACCTTATTAAATGTCGCTCCCTTGTTGTATTTTCCACGAAGATCAAGAATATATCGTATAAAGTCTGTATATGTAGTTATGCTTGTTAGATTTACTGTGGTCATAATTGCGACAATCACGTTTGTATTGTCTAAAATCTTTTCTAAATTATTAGTCCACTGATTGTAATTAAGCCCGTATCTTATATATTCTCCAGCTGCCCCTATTGCTTCTCCACTGGTAAAAAATTGAAACTCTTTAGAGTCCCTAGAAATATTTTGAATTTTAGGTATTAATCTATCTATTAAATTGTCAGGAACACATAGATTGGTATTAAGAGCAAATACTAGATTGGTGTTAGGAGTTGATTCAATATAATCCAACATCTTCCATGCATCTTTACTTAATAGGGGTTCGCCGCCAGTTAATCTTAATGTATGCAGATCTTCATACATCTCAGGCCACCATTTCCAAAATGCTTCTACATACGGATTATGTTCCTTGATTGGAATAGGCATTTTTCCTATTCGTTTAAACCAATCAAAATTATTGTATCTGTTTGATGTTGGGTACGGTCCGTGACTGTGTATTTCTTCAAACCATTGACTGCTTAAATCCGGGCTGCAATACGCACATTTAAAATTACAGGCATTACTAAAACTAACTTCTAAATATGCAGGATTGACATCTTTAGTTTTATTTTCTATAACAGACTCAAAATTTATTTTTGCCCAGGCCGAGGCACTCTTGTATACTCTATCACTTATATGTCCAGCATCTTCGGCCTTCCAACAATAATCACACTCGCTAGGTCGTTCTCCGTCTAGCATCTTTTGCATCTGTTGTTTTTTATATTGTGTATTGTGCAGAGCCTTGTGATTTGTTTCTAACTCCGATAGAGAAACCTTGTGAGGACTCGGATGGTGACAACTATGATTAAATCCATTTTGTAAATATAGTGTTAGTTGATGCCATTTTGCTAAACAAAAACTAGGACTCACCGAGTTTAAAATTTCAATAACTTTTTTATATTTTTGTTCTTCACTTGCCATTGTCAAACATTCCTTTGAGCCAATCAAAGTCATTAATTTTTATCAATGCTTCAATGTTTCCTTTATGTGTTTCACCGTACAATCTGCCTTCTTTGGCTCCTCGTATAGCATCTTTGCCAAATAATTTGTCGTCTCCTAGACTGCACCAGATATCTAATCTACGAGAAGTTTCTTCTTCGTTTTGACGATCAATGGCTCTACTACTCAGTTTAACGCATTCTCTAAATGCTGATTTCCATGTATTAAAAGGATCGGTATCAAATACTGTAATGTTTGAAACTTGATCTATTGCTTTAAAATTTTTGCTTATAGATGTTGTCATATCTGATGACATTGTATCCATATTAATTGTAAGTGTTCTAGGTAATAATTTAACTCCACCGTACCCATATACTAAATCATTAATGGGATTTTGTCCCAACCATACATGAACTGTTGAAATTTGTGTTGACCGATTTCCTACATCATAGTGCGGAAAATATGTTATTTCAAAATTAAAATTGTCTACTAATTCTGCATCAGCATCAACAACCCAAAACATTTCAGTTGTTGCTAATTTTGCTGCCTCTATGTGAGCATTATGAATTCCTTTTACTCCGTGTACTCGTTTAGCATCAGGTCTTTTTAATTTTAAATTTTCATAATTAATATCAGCATTTGATTCATTATAACTTATAAAAACAACATCATACGGCTTGGGATTACTTGCTATTATATCTAATTCTTTTTTATTCATGAAAAATCTATAATCAAATTCTTTCTTGCTTATGATTATATTTTTAGAAAATAATACTACACCGTCATAATGCTCACCATTTTTAAATACGTGAACATACTGGTCATCCCACTTTGTTGCTGCGTATTCTAATAGATCAAAAGAGTCGTTTAAAATTATATCATCCCAAATAACCCAAAACATTTTGGTAAATGCTCTAGATTTAATTTGATCAAATGATTCTATGTTTGATAGGCGCTGAGCTGTTGAGTACTTAGACTTAACTGCGGCCCAGTCTGTGTCATTTCCAGTAGTTTTAGACACATAAAAAATATCATACATCTGCAGGCACCGGCATCCTAAAGTAAGTGTCATTAAGATTCATGGTCTCGTTGTATAAATCTAGAGTATATTGACTGTGTTGAGGAGTTAACCACGGCCAGTCTAATCCTAATTGATGTTTTATTTTTGTTCCGTAATCTTGTGCATCTTGTTCTACAACTGTGTGATTGACTTTTTCTTCGTATATAGATTTTAAAATCTCAAAGTCTCTAACATCAACATAGTTCCAGTCAGTACAATTGGTCATCCACGTTCCCATACGTGCACCAAGAACTGCATACTTGCCGTTTTCTTCATGAGCTCCAACTGTAGACCACATACGTAGTCTATGAATGTTGTGCCACCAAATGCGTTCTTTGATTTCTTGAGGCGGAATTCGAACTCCGTCAAGCAAGGTCATTTTAACACCTTCACGAAATCCTGCTCTCCAGGCCTGAAATGGGCTTGCTGTTATAATGCTATCACTAAAGCTCAATGGAAAATTTTTATATCCATCTTCCCAACAAAAATCTACCTGGCCGCGATCGCTGTCTGAGTTTTCGTGTGTTTTCATATTCAACACAAAATCTTTTTTCCAAATTTTTAATCCGCCGTTGCCGTAGCGTAATCCGTTAATTACATTACGGCCACACCATCCATAGACCTGTATCTTAGGATCTCTCATATCTAAATTAATATTAAAAAATCTGCTGTCAACTATATTATCAGCATCAACAGTTACAAACCAATCTGTATCTGATAATTCTGCAGCGGCTTTATGAGCGTGGTCAGATCCTTTAACTCCGTGTACTCGTTTAGCCCATGGTACTTTATTGCATAAATCAGCATAATGCAACTCGGCATTTGGTTCGTCATAGCTGAGGAATATTACATCAAATTCAATGATTTTCATTTTATTTCCAACGTGTAGTTTGTAAACAGTCTGCGTGTAAAAATACTAAATTTTGATCTCAATTTAATTTTATGTATCTGCGGAAAACTGGCTAATTCATCAACTGTAAATCTAATCATTTGTTTTACACTATTTGGGTCGTTATACCCTGTTACTAAAAATATCATTTCTTGCTCGCCCGGCCATTGAATGTTTTTAATAGACGGATTAATTTTAAATTCTAGTACTTCGTTTTTCTTTGAATATTTTATTTGTACGTCTGGTTTTTTTATTTTAGACCATTTTTTCTCAATGACTCTGTGTAAGACATCGTCAATCTTTGTTAAAACAAAATTGGAATTTGCTTTTTTCTGTAATTGAGGGTTTTGTGTTTTAATGTCTACATAGTATGAAAAAATATTAGACTGTCCAGATTCTATACTGTCTAATATTTCAGCATCAACTTTAACAAATTTTTTATCGGTAGTTGTTGGAAAACCTGGAAATATTTCAAATACTGAACCGTCTGTCTGACTGTAAAACGCATAGAAATCTATTTTATTTTTATCGGTATATAAGTCTTCAAATATTAATTGTTGTTCCATACCAATTCCTCTAAAATGTTTATATACTCATCTGTCATTAGATCTTTTTCAACATAGTGTATTATTGAATCTTGTTTATAATTACCTATTTTTAATTGAGCTTCTTCGTTAAAATAAAATCCAACATGATCCGTTACTCGATCTGATTGCCACGGCCAATTTTGCACCATGGGTTTTAAATGTACTATTTTTGGAAAATCTAATTCATAAGAAATTTGATCTTGGATGTCTAAGATTTTTGCTGATAATGCAAATGCTTCATCAGTACCAACTATGCTTGGTCGATGTTTTAAATATAAATTAGCAAATACATCTTGATTTTTTATAATATATCTACCCATTGAAAAAAATTCCAACGACAAGTCATTTTTTTTGAAAAAAGTATAAAAACTATAAAGATCTGGTAAGTTAGATTCAACAAATGTTTTTCTATAAAACTTATTGGTAACAATTTCATCACGGTAGGTATACGACTTGTTACAGACATACAAATCAGTGTTTTCAATAAAATAATCTATCCAATGACTATAGTCTCTTAAAAATAACATATCCGCATCAAGACATACTGTATAATCAAAGGGAGTTAAATGATCCATCCAGCTGCGACCATCCCAACCGTCTTCTTGTCCCCATTCGATAACATGATCAAAAACCCAGGCGGAGTTTAATTTTTTTAACAGACTAGGATCATCAATAACTAACGCAACTTTGTCATATCCTGGCTTTTGAGTATGTTTAATACTCAATGCCAGTGCATATGCTAATTTTAAATAATCTGTGTTCTGAGATGTTTTAACAAATAGTAGATAACCAAAATTCATATTAACCTCATTAAAGAATCTGCGTGCCTCAAAATGCTCTGCTTATTCATTATATGTATATCAGTGTTCTGCACTGTAGACGCTGTGTAATCTCCAGAGTTTTCAAAATCTGTTGTTATAGTTAGTTTTCCGTTGCGATCTACATCAATTAATACATCTTGGTCAAATACTGTTGTTAATGGAGGCAGTGTGTAGGATTGTGTAGTTTCAAAACCGTTGATAATATGTTTTGCTACACTAAATGCTATGTCATTTCTATATTGTCTAGAATCAAATCTAAAAAGATCTGCAAAATAAGCATAGTTGTCTCTAATATATTCGACTAGTTGAAAGAAAAATTTACTTTCATTATTTTTTTTGAACATTACTGTAGTGGCCCAAAAAAGATGTATTCCTGTTTCAGAAACTTTCTTATCTAAAATTTTTTCGCGACCGCCCCGTAGATCATTCATGCTTTCTGCTATCATTACACTCGAGTCAATATCCCAGTATTGATTTAACTGATCTGAAAAAATTAAAAAATCAGAATCTATTAATAGTGTGGTATCGTAAGGCGATAGCTGCCAGGCAGTACATCTATTAGAATTTATAAATGGAATTGTTTGAGAATGAAGCCCGTCGTGCAATTTGCGATTGTTTGTTGTATAGGGAAGATCTATTGATATAATCTTGTCAAAGATTTTTTTAGCTTTTGTAATTGTTTTTGATTCTTTCAGCCAGGCCAGTGTGCCTGTATCTGCTACCAAAGACACAGGTACTTTAAGATGTTTTTTTGCAAGGCCGCCAGCAATTATGGCCAGCTTACCGTAGTCTACGGCTGTACTGTTGTGAGCAAATATTAAAACGCCCTTGGTCATAGATCCAACAATTTTTCAACTGTACGACTTTTTTTGATCTTTTCATATTCTTTTAAATATTCAAAGGTGGCGGTAAAATATCTATCTAAAATTTCATTTTGAAATTTTACTAAATCATCAATTAATACAGGATTGTCATTGGCATCAATTAAGGGAACATCAGCAGTTCTTTGTTTTGAAATAAGTATTTCTACAAATGCAATTAAAGATTTATCAATCTTAAAGATGCCACCATTGTACCCATAGGTGAGTTTTGAATCAATTTTTTCTTTGAGTGTTTTTCTTTGTATTGCCAGTGTTTCTCTAAACTTTGCAAAATCCAAAGCCTTGCTTAATCTGTCATCCATTTACTTCCCCTAATTAAAGTAGCAGTTTATTTATATGCTACTTTATAGGTCAAGTATAAATTAGGATCCTGTAATAGATGTCGCAGTATACAAAGGTCGCGTTACAGTCCAAGCCGGTTGTACCGTCGGTGGGCTAACTGTTGGCAACAACGAAATCCCAGCGGGGCTACCAGCATACTGTTCATCTATGCTAAGAGTAAGAGTACCTTGTGCAAGATCGCCTGGGGGAGGGCCGCCTGGATCTGTGTATCCGTCATTCCATACAAACCTAAACACTATAGACGTTGCAGTTACTGAAGATGTAGTGCAGTTTCCACTAGATACCCTAACCTGAAGTAACCATTGGTTAGACGAATACGGAGCTGAACTTACCGCAGTATACCAAGTTTGGAACGAAGTAGTAAGATTATAAAAATTAACTGCTCCTGAACCGCTCGATATGGCTCCAAAGCTCTGTGTGCCAGCATTAGCTAAAGTATTTTGCCAAACTGTATTTTGTGAGTTTGCCAGCGACGGTACAAAACTACAGGAAAATCTTATCCTTCCTCCAGTATTGAAAAAATACCTCATAGCAGATGAAGATGGCCATGTTACTGTAATTTCATTACTAATCGAACTACTCCAACCTCCAACAAACGTTGGGGGTGTTAGAGTGGCTCCTGTATAGCTAGTTTGTGCTGCTGCTAAAGAATAATACCCGCTACCTATATTAAATCTGTTTGCAATTGCCTGATCTGATATGGTTTCATATTGAAATACTGGACTAGTAGCTGAATAGTTGATTACGTCTCCCACATTTACTGTGGTTATTGTTGGAGTAGTTCCGTCCTGATGTAACTTGGCATTTAATATGTCAAATCGTAAATTGTCAAACTGTGATTTAGCTATTGTACTTGCTGAAGATACTGCTACTGAGTTGATCGTCTGATTGTACCCAAAAGACAAGTCCGTTGAACCAGTATTAGGATTGGTTCCTCCTGCACCCATAACTGCAATAATCTTATTACGTATTGTGTTATAATCTGATGCTGATATTGTTGAGCCAACTGCTGCCATTATTTTTCCTTATAGTACTAACGCTTCGACAATTTTTTCTTTTTCGTATGTATTGTTTTCTAATGCTATTGCAAAACAATTAACCTGATTATGTATCATTGACAGATCGTTACAAACCATTGCTCGGCCGCAATCTGCAGCAATTAATCGATCACCCTTTTTTACCGGACCCATGACCTTTACAGGAACACGTCCCTTTAAAGCTATATATGTGCCGTTTTCTAATTGGCTGTTCATCATGAATGCAGGATTTGCTGAAACAACTCCAATAGCCCTATCTCCTCTCTTACAGGCTGTGACTTCTTTATCACCACCAATTGTTACTACTGTGCCAACTCCATAGCCGTGATCAGCTAGATATTTTTCTGCTAGATCAGCATATTCAGCAGCGGTGGCTGTTCCTCTAAATTTTACAGCAAATATATCCCCAGAACCATTTCTAACAGGTATTGTATCAGCTGTGGCCGCAATAGCTGTAGCTCTATATGTGGCTCCTACCAATAATTGATCAGCTCTATCAGCCGTTCCCGTAAATCTAGTTGCAAGAATATTTCCAGATGAATTTCTTATTGGTATAGTACCAGGTGTTGCAGCTTCAGCTGCTGAAACTCCAGCCAATGTTGTTGCTGAAGTAGAACTGCCTGTGATACTTCCAGTGACGTTTCCTGTAATATTTCCAACAAACGAACCTGTAAATACCTTTGTGGTAGAATTGTATGCAGTAGTGGAATCTGTTGCTATCAAATTTCCTTTGTATGTTCCTGCAGTATGATCTACTAATACTGTAGTGCCATCCGATCTTAATACATTACCTTGTAGATTTCCATAGAATTTAGTAGCATAAACTTGTTTCCAAACTAAAGAAGATTGTCCCAGTTCAATAGTTCCGGTAGTTACTGGATACACTCCAGTTTGATTTATCTTAGATACATCAACAAATGTGTCTAGTGTTTTAATTCTAAAAGTTATATCTTCGCCTAATTGATTTTCAATAATAGGTCTGTTTCCATCGTCGACCCATATGCGTAAATCATTTTGATCGCCTACTGTGATTCCTGAATCAGAAACAGAAAGACCGCTTTGGAAATTTGCTGCGCCTGATTTTACAAAATCGGCTGCGGCAAACCCTCCTAATTTAAGTGCGTTGGATGCTGTGCCCCAGAAATAGTGCGGAGTTGATGTAACTCCAGTTGTACCGTTGGTATTAACTAAAGTTATGCCTTTCTTAATCAACGTAAATCCAGTAATTGGAGTAGTTGAATTTAATGTGAAATCGTTAGCTGAACTAATAATTGCTATTACTTCGCCTTCTGAAACCAGTTTAAGTATAGAATGATTAACATTATCAACGCCTTTAACCGTGTCTTGAACTGCGGCGGCTTCACCTACTGCGGGACTGGCTGCTGGCCCAACTAAAATAAATTCTGTTCCGTTCCACGTTTTTAACTGTTGAGAACTAGTATCCCACCAAAAATCTCCAGTAGTTAATCCAGATGGTGCTGTTGTTCCAATTTCAGCTCCGCTCGCAGCTCTAAATTTAGAACCATCATAAAATTTTAATTTTTTATTTCCACTGTCATACCAAATTTGTCCAGGTATAACCTTAGGAGGAGCAGTAGTATTTGCAAAATTTTCTAAGAGATGTAGAAAATTTTCGTTTTGTACTTCGCCGTACCCGGTGTAATTTTTACCAACAAACCGTAGATCAGTTGTGGTATCAATAGTTCCGTCGCCTACTGATACAAGAAAAGTACCGTTAAATTTATCTACTTGATATGCCATCCTAGTTACTCCACATTATTTAAATATTTATCAATTACCCTAGACCTACTAAGACCTCGATAACGCCTTCTTCGCCGTTAAAATCTTCTAGAGATTTTCCTATTAATGACCCAAGCAGTGGATTTTGACTTGATTCTGCATATCCGTTGCCGGCACTTATCATAAGATCTCCTTTAGAAATCTTACCTTTAACTTTGCAAGGAACTCGTCCTTGTAACGCTACAGCAAGTACATATTTACCCTGGCATTTATCATTCATCAAATATGCAGGATTTGTTGAAATTATTCCGGCAATTTTTCTGCTGTGTTGACTGGCTATAGTTATTTCGCAACTACCGCCTATTTCTACTACTACACCTGCTTCATAGTTGTTGTCAGCTACGTAGTTTTCTGCAAGATCTGCATATTTCGCCGATGTAGCAACTCCACGGAATGTGTTTGCTCCAACGTCAATATCCTTATTTGATACCCATTTATCACCTGTTGTTGCATATGTAAAAGATGCAAAACTGCCGTCAATAACTACGCCTGCACCGTTCGCTGCTGAAGAATTCAATGAGCCTGCGCCAAGTGTTAGTGTCTTATCTGCTACTGTTACGTTTGTAGAGTTGACAAAAGTCGATGTCCCTTGGATTGTAAAATCTCCAGTTAAAATTAAATCGGCACTTATGGTTATGGTACTTGATCCTGTAGTAGGCATTAAGTTACTGGCTTTAACTGAACTACCATTAAATTCAGTAGCATAAATTTTATTCCAAGGATAATCCGGTAATCCTAAATTGATCGTTCCGTTTTTAATTTTAGAAAAAGCTGGGAATGCATCACCACCAAGACTAACAGCTGCCGACGAAGTTAAAAATCCAATACCGGGATTGTTCTGCGCTTGAGGGGAATCATTAATCTCAAAATTTAAACTGCTGTTCTGTACAGTAGATTCAATGGTTGGGGTGTTTGAGTCAAGATATAATCTCAGTTGGTTGTTTGAACCTACTTTTACACCAATTTCTCCTGTTACTAGTTCATTTAGTGTGCCTATAGATGTTAGAAAACTTGTTGTGACATTGGCAGGAATAGTTGTTCCTGTAAGTGTATTAGCTGCTGCTGGAACTGTTATATTTGCAGTACCATCAAAAGACACACCATTAATTGTTCTTGCTGTTTCTAATTTAGTTGATGTTCTAGAATTGCCACTGATGCTACGTCCTATAATTTCATTAGCTTCGATTATGTTAAAAAAACTTGTTCCCGTAGCAGTGTTAACATTGCCTGAAAGATTACCTATGAAATCTGCTGTAATTCTTCTAGCAGAAAAATCCCCAGCACTGTCTCTAGCAACAATTTTGCCTATGACGTTATTTGGAGTAGCATCAACTCCCCAGGTTCTCTCAACTGAGCCGTCAAAATTTGAGCCAGTTAGATACGTACCTCTTATCAAACTATTGGTAGTGCTGGCTTTTACTGTGACATTTGTATTACCATTAAAAGGCACGCTATTAATTGTAACAGTATTAGCCAGACTAGATGCTGTATCGGCGTTTCCTGTTACATTTCCTATTAATTTTGAATTTATTGGAAGATTTATTCCGCGCTGGATATTTGAAAATCCTGGTAGATTTTCTGAGGTGTTGATGACAAAATTATCATAGGAAATAATTGCAAGGCAATTATTATTAACATACAATAATGATGCCGGATGATTGTTACCGTCAACATCTTTTATAGCTAAACTTTGAAGTTTGGTTTTATTAAACCCCGTTACATTCTCTGGTCCAATAAGCTCCCAGGCTGATCCGCTGCTAATATATAACTGTTGGCTATCCTCTTTGTACCATAATGCTCCGGGGATAGGACTTGTTGAAGCAGCGTCAACAGCAATATTTGGCGCAGTATTTGAAACGGTTGCGCCGCCGGTTGGGGCCCAACCGGACCCACTATATGCATAAAGTGTTTTTGTAGATGTGTTGTACCAAGTTTGTCCAGCAATCGGTCTAGCGGGAGCTATTCCGTTGGCAAAATTTTCTAACAAAAACAAAAAATTTTCATTAAAAACTTCGCCGTATCCCGAATAATTTCTTCCTACTAGGCCGATACTGGTAGACACATCTAGTGTACCATCCTCTAATACCGTTAATCTCGGCCCGCTAAATTTATTAATTACATATGCCATTTATTTGCTCCATTATACAAATGCTTCTGTGATATAAGTCCATACTCCGCTGACTATTTGAAATTGTTTTACAACACGAGGTGAAACTTGAACTACTGGGGCAGGAACTGTTATTGATCCAAATGCTACGTTTGTTACCGCAGGAGCAGAACTAGGGGCTAACGAATCTAAAAATAAACTTGTACTAATTATTTTTCCAGCTTCGACGTCAGCTGTTGATGCAGCATTAGTTAATGTAGTACATAATATTCTAGCAATAGTGCTTTCTTCGTATTCATTAACTGGAGCCAACACACTTAAAATATTTTCTATTCCAGTATTTGTAACTCCGTCACTGGTATCTAAACTAAATGCCAACGATCTTGTTCTAACAAGATTTAACACATATTTTTTATTAGTAGACTCTGATAATTCAGTAGCTGAAAGTGTAGGACTTGCAGGTTTAGTACCAGTAGTCTCAGTTGTTTGCGATGGAGCACTTTGATTGGTTGTTGCAAGTCCAGTTATTAACGGAAATCCAACATCTGTTTGAGTAGAATATGTTGCACCTGTAACTCGTTTTAAAACTATATTGCCTGTGCCGTTAGGAGTAATTTCTATATTGCTGTTTACAGCCACCGAAGCAAGTCTATTTTCTTGAAGTCTTAGAATAGGCGTAGCCACAGATGGCCCAATTTGTACAAAAACTTGTGGACCAAAATTAGTAAGTCCCGGAGCACTTGTAATGCCTGTACCTAAACTAGTAGAACTAATTACAGTAACTCCGTTAATCTTAAATTCTTTCCCGCCAGTGAGATTTATGTGTTCGCTACTGTTCCAAGCATCGTTGGCTTCTACTCCCGGAACTGCACTGTTGTACACCCATACAAATTCTTTGTTATCATTGCCTTTTAAAATAATTCCGCCGCCATCGGCGTAATCATCGTCGTTATAGGAACTGTCTCCAGTTTCACCAAGAATAATTAATTTATCCTCTACCAACAGTTGAGAAGTTTTAACTGTAGTCAATGATCCGTCGTTGATTATAACACTGCCATTAACAGTAAAATTTCCTACAACATTTAAATCTCCGCCAACTTCCACGGTGCTAGATAATTCGTTAGGATATAATTGAACTGTTTGAGAATTTGCATTTATTACTATTGCATCTTGAGAAACATCGTTACGTCTTACAGCCAGTGTTAAATTTTTATTGTTTGCAATATTAGCAAGTTTTATATTTCCAGACTGTACCACCAATTGACTTTGATTAGCATCACCTACTAGTAGGGCACCTGTAATACTGAGTGTTCCATCAATTTCTCCCGACGTGTCACTTCTTACATAAGATGTTGCTGGCTGATTGCCTAATTTTTCTGAGTTAGTTGACGTAACAACAAATTTTATTCCAGACGTAGGAGACTGATTAAAACCGGGGACTATTTCGCCTGTGCCGTAACCAGAAATTTCTACTTTTGGAAAGAATTGATCTTTAGAAAAAATTCCTAATAATACTCCATTTATGTACAATGAAGAAATAATACGTGTTTGATTTCTGTCATCTAATATACTTGACACTCGAAGATTGCTTAATCCTTGACTTTTCGAGTAGTCTGGTCCTAATAAAATTAAAGACACTCCGTCATAAAAAAACAATTGTTTGTTTGTGTTATCAAACCATAGATCGCCGATGGCAAGATCTGTAGGTTGTATTTCAGATATAGTGGCACTACTCACTGGCTGGAATGCTGTACCGTTATATACCTTAAGTTTCAATTCGTTAGTATCAAACCATACTTGGCCTCTAATAGGTTTTGTTGGTACTGATGTTCCGGCAAAATTTTCTAATAATTTGACAAAATTTTCATTTAATGCTTCGCCAAAGCCGCTGTAGTTTTTTCCGATCAATGTCAAATCGGTTTTAATTTCATCTACTTGACCGTCAGCGACTGTGGCTAAAATTGATCCATCGGTTTTGTTTATTGTATATGCCATTTATTTTTACCTTAGAATGCTGGCGGACCAGATCGAATAATATAGTTTAGCGTTAAAAACGGATTCATAACACTGAAAGGACTTGATAAGGTTTCCGATGTTTTAACTTCACCAGATGTTGGAAGATATTGCATTTGTCCAGGAGTAGTTGGGCCTTTTTCTAAGAAAGATCCAGTATCGAGCGGAGTACCACTACTAGTCCTTACCGCATAATATTGTTGGCCTGTTGATCCTCGTAAAGTGTGATCATGCTGAGGTAGATTTTTTATTTCTAAACTAGTGTCTGATGCACCTCCAGAACTGCCCAATGTTTGAGCTTCTACGCCATCTACTCGACCAGCAGGTCCTGGTATTTGACCTTCTGCGGTTCCTCCTGTGATTAAAGGAACCAGTCCAGGAATTACTCCATCGGTCTTGTTATTCATATTGTCACGTCCTAGAGCAAACCTACCTCTAAGATCTGGTAGTTTAAATGTTTGGAATCCAATTGATGTAATACCATAGGAGTCACCTATAATATCATATAGGTCTGGATATTGCCCAATTTGAACTTCTCTACCATCACACAGTAAATAACCGGAAGGAACTGTAGCACCCGCAAAAGGAAAAAGGGCGCCAATTGGAACAGCAGCATCTTGTAAAAAGTTTTCTTTACTTGCTTTAAACAATCCTGTAGGGCCGCCTATCACAGAAGGAACTGTTCTAAGCATAATTACCTGATCATTTTTATCGTCGGGATATCTAACTGTCGGGGCTAACGTCTGTCCACTTATAATTTCACTAGTCAACTGTGTTACCAGTGTAATAGTTCCTTCAGTACCCGTAAATGTTACTGGGGCGGAAGTCACTGCACCTGTGGTTCTAAAATCAGTTTCAAATTTTAAATTAGTGGCTGTTTGAGCGTTACCTGTAATATTTCCATTTAGAATACCAAATAGATTTTCTGAAAACAGATCTTTAACATAGACACTTTTATATCTATTAGTTGCCGAACTGCCTAATGAGTATGTTTCATTAACTGCTGGTCGGACATTTGATGTTGTAGTGGTGCCTGATACATTTAAAGTAGTTCCTACTAAAATATTCTTAGTTACTGCTATGCCGCCTGCTGTTCTTAATGTTCCATTTCCAAAATTTGTACTTTCTGTAGTATTTGTTAAAATTAATGAACCATTGGCTTGTATATTTCCACTAACATCTAATGCTTCGTCCGGTACTAATTTATTGATTGATACTTTGTTTTCAATAATACGTAAAACTGTTTGCGGAATACCTGCTTGATTAGTTTGAAAATCAATACTGCTGCCAGGAGAAGAATTAAAAATTTTACTAGTTCCGCTTGCAACACTAAAACTAAATGTACCGTCAACACCTACTGTAAGACCTTGATTGTTTCGAATATTAAATGGTTGCTCTGTGGTGTTTATTGTGTCTGTTCTTAAAAATTTTGTTGCTGAAATTTCTGAACCCAATATATTTAAAGAATCAGAATTTAATGCCGATCCGTAAAATTTTGGAGATAGGCCGCCATCGCCTATGTTGTTGATACTGGTAAGATTTACACCTGATTTAATAACTGGAAATCCATTTATAGATACTTTTGGAGTAAATGTGTCTTTGCTAATAATAGCTACCGGAGCATCTTCAACATAAAAAATAACTACAACACGAGTAATGTTGGTTGAGTCTACAATCTCTTCTACTAAAGGTCCGCTGCGTAGCCCTGTTGAAAATTCTGGGCCAACCAAAATCCATCTATTTCCGCTGAATACATACAACTGTTGATTATTTGTATCAACCCATAACTCACCTGTTTGAGACAATTCTAGAGAAGGAGCTGTATTAGATTTTTGTATATTACTGGCAGCTTTCCAACTTGTTCCGTCATATACTAGTAGTGTCTTATTAGTTGTATTGTACCACAACTGACCTTGTATCGGGTTTACTGGCTCTTGAGATTCATCGTTAGCAAAATTTTCTAGCAATTTTAGAAAATTTTCTGCTATGTATTGGCCATAACCTGTGACATTTCTTCCAGGAAATATTAAACTTGTTTCGGTATTGTTAGTACTGTCATTTACAACTATTGGCGGAACGTCATTATTAGAAAAATTAACATTATATGGCATACTTAGACCTCATTAAATCCAGTTAAACTTTGTATACGAATTGTATAATCTATTTGTAGAAGTCTATTCAAAGATTTCTGCACAGGGTGAAAAACCACATGAGTTAATAATTTTCCTGCACCGTTACTGCTGTAAGATTTTAATCCTAGTTCGTCAAATATAAAATTTCCAGACAATGTTTGACTGTTATCAAATGCCTCTTGGCCGTCGGGTTCTCCGTAGTCTAATAAACACGAAATTAAAATATCTGTATAAGTTGCACCGCTAATATGCCTAACTTCCATTTTATTTCGCACTGGGTCTGTGTTGGCTGTGGCATTTTGATCAACTATTTTTTGATATGTTTGATTGTATAATCCTGTATTTGTTCCAACAGTATTAGGTGTTAAATATGCAATTAGCCCAGTAGGATCTACTGTAGTTCCGCCAGATCCAAAAACCATTTCATAAATTATGCCCTGCCCTTGATTACTGAGGGCCTGAGCCAATGCTATGCTGATATTTTCATAGTGAATAGCATTTCTTTTATCAATGAATATTTCCTCCGTTTCGGGATCAAATATTTTGATATGTCCTTCAAAATGGAATCCTCCAACTTCGTTGGGGTTTTTAGGTGTATTATTCTGAGACGGTTGCATAGGGGTTTCTGTATTGTTCATAGTGTATTTATTCTGGCAATTCCGTTACCTTTTGCTTTAAGAATGTTGCAATAGGATTGGTATTTTCGGTTATTGTTACTCCGTTGCTAGCTGTAGTTTCTCCTCGATCATACCAGGTAGAACCTATTCTCCTTATAATTGTTATACGAGTACCAGCATTTACTGGATAGGTCAATCTTACATAATTAGACAGCCCATCAACGCTGAATTCCGCTGGCAAAATTTCATTGGAATTTAGACTGCTGGATCCTTTAAGTTCGGCGTAGCTTGTAATAGGATCTTTTTTAAGCCTGATTCCGCCAACAAAAACTTCTATTTCATCGCTTGGTCCATATGTATTTGGAATAAGCGGTTGTCCAGTTACGGGGTCGATGCCACCTCTATCCCAGGCGGTTCTGACTCCTTGCTTAGGTACAAATGTCAATGGCCCTACTAATATAGAACTGCCGTCACTGATAAAGTTGGTTTTTTCTTGTTGTTCTCTATAAGGAATATTTTCTGACAACCCAACATTTATTACATAACTGTTAATTTCGTGAACAGGCTTTATTGCCGTTCCAAAACTACCCCGTCGTAGTTGACTTAGTTTGTTACCAGCTTTGACAAAATATTCTATTTTTTCTCCATCGATTTCTATTATTCCAGGAATATTACGTGCAGGCACTGGATTGTCTAATTGAGAAGCATCGGTAACTTCAATAGATTGATCATAATAATTAAGAGTTTTAGACAACTTTATTTTGTTATCAATTGAATATCGTTTGTAATGATGAACATTCAGCATATCTTTAAAAATTTCATATGCCTGCGGTTTTTTATAAATTATTGATCCAAATTGAATTATTCTAATCTCATCTGTTAGCACAGTTGTATCTTTTATATAAACCAGCAACCTTGATAAAGACACTGAATAATCTTGTCCGCTGGTTAATCTTATTCCATTTTTGTAAACCCATACGTAACTGCTGTTAACAGGTTCCCTTGCTAATTTATAGTGACTCTTTCCTCCCGAATATTGATCTGAAATAATATCCATAGTTGGATATTCTGAGAACCAAGTTACTGTAAGAGTGTCGCCTTCGTTAATAGTAACTGCATTAGAAATTTCTATATCATTATTTGAGAATGAGTATTGTGTTCTTACATCATTTTCAATTTTTATTGCATCCCCTACTGTTAGGTATTGTGTAGAAATTGTAACGGTTGCTGTAATACCGTTGTATGTGTAGGCCACTAAGAACGGCAATAATTGATTATTAACATATACTTTGATATTATTAGAAGTAATTGTACCAATGGCTTCTTCTGGATCTAGGCCGAGCACAATCTGGTTGTTTGTTCCATCGTATATTTCATACGAAGTATCAACTCCTTTTAATAACACATTGTTCAACTCAACTATTGCAGAACTTTTTACAGAATTACGAGATAACGAAACAAAATAATCAAGATCATATTTTCTTGTACTTCCGTCAACTGTTATGATTTGTCTGTTTGTTCGAATTACTGATTGTAAAGAACTATCAGTATCCAGAGCAGATCCAAGACAGATAATTTTTACAGATTGGTTAAATTCTGGTTTTTCTGCAAACTCTACTAGAGTCTTGTTTCGAACGCCTAATACATCTGTACTGTTTACAAAACCTGTATCAATTTGATTACCATCGACTGTGACCACTATAGACTGTGTATCTTGATAATTTGCTTTTGTTAAAAAATACGAGGTATCGCCGTCAGCAATAAATTCTTGGTAGTCTAATATTTCAACACCGCCAACACCTATAGAAATAATTTCTATCAATGAATTTGCATCTGGGGCTGTAACAAATTCAATCTGGTTGGTAGTAAATAATATACTGTAATCAATACTGCTGTCCGTTGCTAAAATTCCTTGTCGGATTTTGTCAACATAAACGATTACTGATTGTGAATCAATTACTGATAAACCTATATCATAAACTCTAGTAGACCCATCTGAAAAATATCTAGTTGCATTAATTGGTGCTGCACCTTGTTTACTAATACTAAAAACTTTTATACTGATACTTTCTAATACCTGTCCAGGAACATTTTCTTCGGTAGCAGACACTTGATCAGGTGATATTAATTTTCCGCCGTCAATCTGTATTTCTTCTGCTAGTGTTCCTAGTGCAGTTGAATATGCTCCGGCGATAGTGTTAGGTGATATGTTAGTAGCGCCAGAAACTAATGAATATGTTCCTCCACTTATTGCAGTATCAATAATATTAGGATCGTTAATTGTAACAGTGCCGTCACTTTCAAAATCTCTAAATATTAATAGATCCCCAGGATAAGTGACTAGATAGTCTTCAAGACTAACCATTTTTGTTACACCGTCTCCGATAAACGTTGGCATTAACGTGTTAGGATATGGCGTTTTTCTACCGTTAGGTTGAACTGTGCTACCGTCGTAGAGATTAAAGTAAGGATCGTCGATTCTAATTATTGGATTGTCTGATACCGGCTTGTCATATACAACAACCGGCGATGTCGCTGTTCCCAATGTGTCAATAGATCCAGATCTTGGTGATCCTGCACGTTTTAAGTAGATAGAAATTCGTTGTCCGTTCTTCGGAGCTGTTGGTAGTTCTACAAAATTAGTACTACCATCAGTTTCATTTAATACAGGATAGTAAAAATCTTTGTTTGATTCTACACTGTCCCATCCGCCACTAAACCACGGTAATGCATCCCAACCTCCACTAACTTCAAATTCTGTACCTTGGATTTGTATTCCGCCATAGTCAATTCCTGTCATTAGTTGTTCTAGTGCCTTTCCTTTCATTCCTGAATTAGGATTGTAATACTTGTTTATTCTGTTAACACTGTCTAACAACTTGTCATTTTTGTAATAGGAAATTTTTATTACATCTCCTTTTGTAGGATTATTAATCAGTCTTAACTTGGCCTTAAGTAAACTGTATGAATCAGTTGTAGAGGTAAAATAACTAATTTCGTATTCATTATTAAACAGTATCTGATCATTTAAAGAAATATTAATTTCGTCCTTTTTTTCTGTAGGAGCATATTTTAATTCAAACACTGACGTAGTTCCGTCAACTGGTATAGATTCGTTTACAAATAATTCTTGATAATAGCCGTTTTTAGTTATTCTATCAAATTTAAGAGTTGTATCAAAAGATCTAATAGCAGAATTTCCTAATACAGGAATTGCTGTAGCAATATTTGAGTTAGATCCATTTCCTCCAATCAATGAAATTGTTGGAGTAGTGATATAGCCCTGTCCTGCAGTTAGCACTCTTATTTCAACTACTAAACCGTTAGCAATATATGCCTGGGCCGTAGCTCCCGAGCCGGACCCAGTAATTAGAACGCTAGGTTCAGATGTGTATCCGGCACCAGAATTACCTACAAGTATTTCTGTTATACCAAATCCTAAATTATCCTTCCAAGATTTCCACGGATATAGATCTTTTATATCATTAGTAGTATCTATAGGTAAAATTTTTCCAGAAGCTACTGAGTATTCAGGAGGCAGATCAAAGTCTGTAATCACTGAGCTGTACGGATCAGCCTTGGTGTATCTACTGGTGTATTCTCTAATAGTAGTTCTATAAGGTTTAATTTCTTCTATGTAATTTCTATAGCTGTCTAAATTATCGTTCTTGTAATTTGTTTTTTCCTCAAGACTGCCAACATTATGTATTGCATTAATGAAACTGGTTTTAAATGCCCAGTCTATATAATCTTGCTCAGCAAATGCATATCTTATCGAAGTAAAGAAAAGATCATTCCATAGCAGCGATAAATCGTTTATAAAAATGTCTTGTTTAATTGCTTGCAGTATAGTTCTAAGTTCTAGTGTTGGCAACAGATCATAGCTACCTATATCGTAGTTAGATGTTGCATCAAATCCTAAAGTTACTTTTGAACTACTATACAAATTAGAACTGAATACAATAGTTCCGTTTTGCCTAGCTATTAAATTATAATTTCCTAGTATAGATCCCAATCCTGATTGAGTTTTTTGTAATAGGGCCCAGCCGCCTGTGCCATATTCTTTTAAACGCAGTATGTCTCCTAATTCTATTTGAATAGTTGGTTCTTCATACAGATTTCCAATTTCTTTTACTATTCTGCTTACTGACGAATATCCAGGTGCATACCAGTCTGTATAACTCCAATATTTGGTTGTATCAAATCCCTGTGATGCTGATCTAAAAAAAGTTTTACGTATGTCGTCCCAACTATATATTGACCAAAATCCGTCAGCGGTTTCGTCGTTCCTTACTAGTACTGCAAACTGTCGTGCAGTAGCCGTAGCTGAAGTATATTTTTTCCCTCTAGCTGTAACTGATACTGATGATATTCTACCTTGATTGTCCAAAGTAGCAACAGCTTTTGCGCCAGTGCCATTGCCTTGAATAGTTATAGGTGGAACAATTTTATATCCAAATCCAGGATTTATAATATCAATTGTGTCCACTTCTGCATCTACAAGATTTACTCTAAGACTGGCTTGTGTAACTCTTAGTGTATTTAGAACTGTGAGATCAATGTATGTGTCAACAGCTTGATCATACAAATCTAAAGTAGATTCGGGAACACTATCTACTTGATTTAATCTTGTAAAATCAATTATGTCCGCAAAAGGTCGAGTTAACAAAATAGTATTGACTTTATCCAAAATAATTTTTAATATTTTGTTATTGTCTTTGAACATGCTTTGACGAGGTCTAAAAGATAGTCCATATTTTTGTTTCATTGGTAACTTTGGATCTGGTACAGTGTTACCTGATTGATCAAACCCAACTAGACTGTCAATCCATTTGGTTTCAAGATTTATGTTAGGCTCACTGCCGGCCATACCTTCGGTCAGTAGTTGATATTCTGTATGAACTATACCGTTGCTTGTTTTGGTATTTTTAAATTCAATGTTAAACAACGCTTTCTCAACGCGAAGTAATTGATCAAAATTATAAAATAAAAACTTATCTTTATCAATCAATGCTACTATAGGAATTCCGGACGATTGCGGACTAGATATTAAAGCAGATACTGATGCAGACGATAATCGTCTGCCCGACACATTTGCAGGAACTAGTGTTTTATTTTTTACCCAGAAATAGTATCTAGTACCAACAAGCACTCCAGTTGAAGAATTATAAATCTCTTTGATACTATAAACTGTATCTTGAGGATATAACGGCTGACCTGATATTCCCTCAGATAGGCCTTCATTGGTGTCGGCAAGTATACTCCAATCCGACGGCAATAATAAAGACTCTACCCACTCATAGACATCAATGCTAGATCCATAGGCCATTTGATTCCAGTGCCCTTGTCTATAGGTAAGGTCGCCTTGTTCATATTCTATCCATTTTACCTTGCTTAGATCCCACCATAACTTACCAACATTTTTTTCAAACCATGCCTGATCAGCATCCACCACTTGTTCATCTGTACCTATAGTATAAGTAGCAGGGTCATAGACTGTTTTGTAGGTAATTTCTTGTTCAGCTAGGCCTAAGATTTTTAATTTGGCATGATCAATTATATCTATGTCTGCTAGTTTTATGCTGTTTTCAGGATCGTAAATTTCAATAGATTTAAATAGTTCTAGATTAGATCTTAAACCTTGCAAAGCTGTTACATTCCAGATTTGTATAAAAGGGTCTTTCCTAAATAATCGTGTCATTCCTCGACTGGTATCAAGTAGATTTTGATCAATCTCTGTCAATCGATATGTTGGGGATCCTGTTATAATTACAGATCCAACACAGTCTAAGCTATATCCGAAAGATTCAGAATTTTTTAAATCTGCTTCTAATTTTTCAGCTAGAATAAAGACGTTGTCTTTTCTTTCAAATACATATACCTGTCCGGTATATCCTTGATTTTTTGTAAATGTTGTAGAATTGCCGTCGAAGGAAGTGGCATTGCCAACATCAAATCTTACTGGCAATCTGTAGGGAGCATTTTTAGCTCCTACCACTATTCTTGTTGCAGCGGAATCAATAGATACTGCAGATCCAAACAATGCATTATTGTAATATTCAAAACTGTATAATTTTTGTGCTAACGAATACTCAGGCGTTTGTGTACTAGTTGTATTAAACACAAACACCGACCCTTGATTTTGAAATCTTACATCTGCTTCGGGGCAAGAAACTATTAGAACACTACCAGAGGCGTTGATGTCCATGGCGAATCCAAATCTATCACCGGCTGATATATCTACCGCACTGTTGGTTAGATTTAATTGTTCTATGTTTTCCGCTGTAATTACTTGTTGTAATTCGTAAACCTTATTGGCATTTCGTTTATAGATGTAAATTTTACCAGTGATTAATGTATTTTCGTTTGAAATCTGTTGCCAAAATTCGTATCCGTTTTCTGGCGGTTGATTTTTACTAACAATAGTGATGTCTAATGCAGAATCTGGTAATGGATTTTGATCGAACGGTTCTACCAGTCTATAGTATAAACTGTTGCGTAATACCACATCTCCTTCTCTATATTCCTGATATGAAATCCAAGGACCTTTGTATCTGGTAAAATATTGACCATCACTGTTTGGAGATCCTACTACCAATATACTTCCGTCTTGATTCATTGCAAGACTTGTTCCAAATTCATCTCCAATTTTTACCAATTCAGAAATCTGATCAGGAGTAAAAAGCCCCACAGGTATTGTAGAGTCACTGTAAGGTGTTGTAGAGTCATCGTCGTCCAACGCAATGTTTGTAGGCAACGAATTTTGAGTACTTATAGAATCTAATTCTATCCAATCTATAGTGTCTAATCTGCCTGCTTCGTTGACTGGTATGGAACTACCATCTCCTTGATGATCAACTATAGCTTGATAAAGCCTATTATCTTGCCATACTATAGATCCTGTTGGATAAAATTTTGTTCCGTCATAGATGCCTACATAGTTGGTATTTTCAAGATGCAACCATCCTCGAGTTTGAATTTCTCGATAGGCAATTGTCAAGGTAGCACCGCTTCCGTATCCTGGGATAGAAGTTGTAGATTTGGGGCCAGGACGAACTGTTGTAAATCTTCCACGATCGATCGGAGTGGCTGCTGTAACTATTCCATTAGCTATAGTTGCCAAGAAAGTTGCTGTTTGATTATCATAGGTCACAGTTAGTGTTGTTGGTTCAGTGACTGCTGGCCTAAAGGAAACAGACAATAGACAACCAGTAGACAACGAAGATCCGTCGGACGACTCGCTTGGTTCGGCAGTAACTAATAAAGGTGCTGAGGGTAAATCAATCCATAGTCCACGATTCAATGGAGTAACTGTTTTTACGCTAAATGCAACGCTGTTGTCTCCAGGAATAAGTGTTTCTGTATCTACTTCTGCAGTAAATGTTGCAGTCTGACCTAGATACGTTATAGTTAACACTAACCCAGCTGATTCTGGATTGTACCCAATTCCGCCGTCGACAATTGTTACTGTATCAATTTCAAAAACGGTATAATCTGAACCTCCCGAAGCTACTTCTGCAGATTCAACTTCATTAATTGTAATTGTGTCATATTCATAAAGATATACTCTACCACGGCTGTCTCGAGCGCCAACAGC